GCGTCGCCTGTTTCATGCCCCGATTCCGCTTTACGTTCGCGTTGCCCTCTCCCCGGTCCTCGATGATCTGCGCCGTTTTATTGGCCAGGATATACGGCAGCGTCACCGCGCGATAAAGCTCCTCGCGGACTAAGGGGACGATAACGGATATTGGGAGAAAACTCGCCTCTTCACTCCAGTTTTTCTTCACATGACCCGACCTCGCCATCACTACGCCTCCCGTAGTTGCACTAACGTAAGCGGCCGGCCGTTCTGATTTACCAAGTCGGCCAACGCCAGCTTGCCGGAGCGCCACAGTTCCGCACGTCCAGGGCCGAGTACCTCATTTACGCGCGTCGCCGACTGTTTTTTTAGCCAGCCGTCGAAGGTCATGTCTCCGGCCACCTGGCCATCCATAGAGGCCTGTGTTCCCGGCCCGAGTTTTTCGAGTTTCTGGTCGAACCGTTTCCCTTTAGCGCCCAACATCTCCTCGAATGATTTCAATACGGGAATGAGGATGGATCTGCAATGCCAGTGCCAGGGCGGCGAACCCGGAAACTGTATTTGCGTCGACGATCCGGGCAACGGCGCCCCAGTTTTCATGTCCCACGAAGCGCCGGACCGGGATATGCACAGCAGGCTCGTGCGATTATCGAGTGTCACGAGCGCCTGCACACCGTTTATTATGTCGCTGTTCGCCGTGAACATCTCCATGCGTGCGGCATTCGAGATGGAATTTATGGACGTTCGCACCAGGCGTTCCGCGTTTTTTCGCGTAATACCCATGATGCCGTCTTTAAATTGATTCGCTCGTGTTCCCCGCACACGCTTCAAAAGGTCATTCAGTCCGTCACCCTGGAATAAGCCCTTGCGCATTTCATCGCGGAATCTATCCCGCGTGACTTGCGCCTGTCGTCCCCACCATTCCTGTACCGGCGCTCCCTCGACCATAGTGTCATTCAGAAGCGCCCGGATCGTCGCATCGGATGACGTGACGGTTAGGATGTCCACATCCATCACGCCATTTACAATTCCTGCGACGGTGGCGGCTTCGGTGTGCGCCAGATCGGTCAATGCGCCCGCTTGCTGCCGCGCGATGTCCTTATAGCCGGCCGCAATGGATTCCTGGACCGACTCCATAAGTTTTGTAAGCCGGTTCTGTCGGAATTTCACACCACGCACCGCAGATGGATCAAAATCTTTCATGTGGCCCGATAGCTCGGTTTCTATGTTCTGGAGCAGACCGAAAACCACCTGGCGCTGCCCTTCGGCGAACCGGTTCAGTCGGAGCGTACGGCCGACGAATTTATCGGCGAAAATATCGGAGATGGATTCAGCCATGTTTTTTCTTTTTCGGGCGCTTCCCGGCCACCACATATCGCACCGCATCGGGATTATCCATCAACAAGGCGAACAGTCCCCGAGAAAAACGGGATACCTGCTTTTCCGTTAAACCGACCTTATATCCATCGTCAACCACATGTACAAGTTCATGGATCAGGGCCTGGCGCTGCCTGCCCTCCGGAGCGCGACTGCTTATCACGATCCGGTTTTCCATGTGCACCGTTCGCCCGACAAACCTATCCTCAGCCAGTTCATCCAATACTTCTCCGGGCGTCCAATCCACCGCATAAACCATGCCACTGCTGCGTATCCTCATGACTATCCTCCTGCCGCCATGCCCGGTTCAAACGCCGGCATTTCCGCCTCGATGAGCGCCTGCTCTTCCTCAAACGTTCGATCCATCGGAATGATTTCGCCCTGCTGGAGATTATGGAAGACGCTGTTTTTCGAGAGTGTTCCCGCCTGCCACGCCGAGACGAGCGCCGTCAGATCCTGCGCGGACAGGCGCGTAACCAGATAATCCCGGTTTAGATGGCATTCGATGGCATTCGTTGGCGCGCCCATCCAGGCGGCATGTTCCCGCAGCGCCGCTTCATGGACATCATCCTGCACCTCGACGATAGATTGTAATACGGACAATTTCCCGGATTGCCTGCGCGCGATAGCGTCAGCGGTTTCACCGACCAGCTTCTGCGCTTCGATAATCCGCGCTCCCATCATGGCCATTTCCCTTGCGTTCTCCTCCCTGGCTCTTTCCAGGGCGCCCAGTCCATCGCCGGTAAATTCTACAATACCGGGCTTCGCATTCTCATTCTGCGAGACGAACGCACTGGAGGATCCTACCTCGATGGATGCATTATCATCGGAGAGTTCCGGCGCGCCCAGAATGTAGTAAAATGGGCAGCCGCAGAAATGCCGCCCCCACTCCAGATCAGCGCTGTTCCGGTAGTCAGCGACATTCAGATCCATAAGATCGTTGAGTGGCGGCTTTTCGATGTCCGACATATTCTGCGTTACGCCATAAAAGAAAAAGGGAATGTGGTCGAGCCGGGAACCCCGCACCGTTGGCGTCACTGGTCCCGAAACAATAGACATGGGCATTTCAGTCCCCTGCTCGTAGACGGTCACAGTATACACGCCGTCAATGAGTTGTAGCACCCGGTAGCGCGTGATCGTCTGGTGCGAGTATACATCTGCCACCGCCCGATCCGTGGATTCGGTCAGCACCACCAAGACCAGGCGCCGCTGCCCGGCGATGATTTCCTCGCGCCAGTTTATGATATTTTCGGCGGCATAAATTATACTGTAGGTGCGCCGATCGGCCTCCGAATAATCCACTAGTTCCCCGACGCGCCCCATGATGAGGCGTTCACGCAGGATGCGCCGTGTAAACTGCGTGAACGCCTGTCCGGTGAGCGTAAAATTTTCAGCTATCGGATCCAGCGCCGCCGGTAAAATGATCTGGGGCGGATTCCGGAAAACTTCGCCCTCCAGACCCTCAATGGTTCGCGCGGTTGCCCCAAGCCATTTCGCGCGCGTCTTATAGGCGAGATACCGAGTGTCGGTCTCCGCTATATTCCCCAGGAGTGGTAGATACGTACTCCCGGCGTCTTTTATGGAGTCCGCCCCGGCGATTACGTCCCGGCATTTCTGCCAGGCGGAACGATTTTTATCATACTCGGGATGGGTCGTATTTACCGGCATCAGATTCTCATGGCGACGCGCTTCATCGTCCCGGCCGTCACCATCAGGTCAGATAACGCCCAGACCAGGGCATCCATGCGGTCAGGAGACGCAGCGCCGGGCACATACGAACACATCTGTTCTTCCATGTCGGGGAAATTCCCCACGTGATGGACTATGCCCTTTTCGTAGAGCGCCGACACCGGTTCGGCGCGGGTGATCTTTCCCCGGCTGGCCCAGACGGTCGTCACGGGTATGGAAGTCCTGACCGTACGGATGGTATACTCTACCATCTCGCCGCCATTATTCTTCTCGGCGACGATCCGGTCGGCGGCATGCAGATCATAGAGTCGTACCGCAGCCCCGGCCCATTCCGCAGGGGTTCCGCGTTTCGATCCATCGGCGAGCACATAGCCATGGCCATCGACACCCACACCGGCGACGATAATTCCCGCCTCGGCCGCATCCTGGCCGCTGCTGGCCGGTGGATCAATGGCGACGACGATACGCACGAGCGCCGGATGTACCCCGACACGATGGCGGTCGATCATCTTCCGAGTCCACAGAGCGCCGGGGATTTCTTCTATGTCCTCGGCCATGATCTCTTGGCGATAGGCGAGTGTGGTCATGTCGGAAATGATGGATTGTAGAGCGGCTTGAGAAATAAACGGGTTGTCGTGGGACGAGAAATGAAACGCGGCCCATCGGCCCGTGGTATCCGCCTGCGCCGATTTGAACATCTTCGCAGCGAAAAGCGGATCCCGGGCCTGGGATTGAGCGCGGGTACGGAGGGAGGGCGGCGTATAAATGAATACGGCGTCCCCGTCATTGTCCAGCAACATAGGGGCGCCGACTTCGGTCCAGGCGGTTTCATTCATAAGCTGAAACTCGTCCAAAATGAGCGTGTCGGCATAGTCGCCCCGTAACATGTCGGCATTCCAGGCGGTTTTTGCGCGGATGCGCGGCCCGCCCGGGATTTCGATTAGGTTCTTCGACTCATTTTTATAGAGGACGCCGGCATCGATCATAGTGGAAAAACTCCGTTTAATTTCTCCCCAGAAAGCATCTGCCTGGTCCTGTGTCGGTGTGGCGTAGAGGATGCGCTGTTCGAGTTCTGCGAAATGCAGCGCCGCCATGATAGCCACCCCTACGGTTTTGCCGCCGCGCCGGCCGGCCCGGATGATCCGCCGTTTCGCGCCGCAAGCAATGATTTCACGCTGTCGGACATGTGGTCGCCGGGTGGTGTATTCGATGGTTCGCTGCATAGCTGCTCGTCGTCATAGACGTGTTTTATGATCACGGTCTGCGTGCCGTCAACCTGGTCACGTTTCATCCAATCCTGATGCCGTCGCCGCTCCAGCCACCAGGCGGCTGCCTGCCAATTTTCGACGGCTGCCTTGCGAATGAGGACCACATTCGCGAACTCCGCATCGGCCTCCGCCTTTTTAACTGATTCGAAAAACTCGAAATAATCGCCTTTTTTTGTCCCCTGACCACGTTCCAGCCAGTTGAGAAATGACTGATAATCTATCCCCGCATGGGCGACGGCGCAGGTGCGGGTATTGCCGACGGATAGGGCGTCGATGATGCGCTTCACACGTTCCGGCGTGAATTTTGTAGGGCGGCCCATCAGGACGACTCCGGGGTTATGCCCATAGCTTTAAATCGCTCCAATACGACAGCGACAAATGGCGGAGAGATCTCCATCCCATAGCCGATGCGTCCTAATTGTTCGCAGGCTATGAGCGTTGTGCCGGAACCGAGAAAGGGATCGTAAATTGCATCCCCGGCCTGGGTATAGGATAAAATGAAATGACTGAAAACTTTGACGGGTTTTTGCGTTGGATGCGCATGTCTTTCCTCGCCCTTACTTCTGTAATATCCGCTCCACAGACAGCGGATGACGTCGAAGCCTTTCCTAAATGTAGTGGATGCCATTTCTACGGGTGCAGTTATCCCTCTTTCCTCGATTCCGGGCTGTTTATCCCATACAATCCACCCCGTAGCTTCAGGATCAAAAATATATGGAAAGCCCCATACAAACCGTCGATTAAATTCCCACAAAAAAGATAGATCCAAACTCCCATCATCTCCTGATAATTTTTTGTCTGATTTATTAGCTGGCTTTCCGCGCGAAATGTTCAGCGCGGAAAGCCAAGAAAGATCTAAACTTATCCCATAGGGAGGATCAGTAAAAAGGTTAAGGTCGGCATGTGCCCCATCCAGCAGCCTTTCCACATCCTCCACCTTCGTACTGTCTCCGCACATAACCCTATGCCGTCCGCATAACCATATCTGGCCGGTTTCCGTCTGCCATTGTTCCCGGAGTTCATCGGCACGGTCGATCTGCGGTTCCGGCGCATCGGGTATAATCGGCGACGTCAATTCCGCCAGCATTGCATCCAGATCGGCGGCGTCGTATCCTATGCCTCGGAACGGATCGTCGTCGTCGCTGGCCGCAATTTCGGAGAGTAATTCAGCGAGTGCCCCTGTTTCCCATCCGCCGGTTTCGGTCAGCCGGTTGAGCGCGATAGCGGCGGCGTTTTCCTCGCCCGGCAATACCGACACGTAATCCACGGGGACAAGCCAGTCCGTGCCGTTTTTTTCGATACCCTCCGGTGGTTCTTCCCTGGCCGCCTTTCGCGCCTCAAGGTCTTCGCACCGACCATGACCGGCGATCATGTGTCCTGTCGTCTCATTGATGACGACGCGCTCCAGAAACCCGAATCGCTCAATAGACTGGTGGATTTTCTCCAGGTCATGGAGTTTCGCGTTCCGTGGCAGACGCTTTATGTCGGCGAGCGGGAGCATGTCGGCGCGCATTAGAGTTCCTCTATTTCCTGGAGCAGCCTTTCCATGATTTTCTCGGGATCAAACGGTTCGCCTTCCGTCGATTCGTCCGGCTCATCCTCGCCGAACATATCCCGGAAATGTCTTTCATTCGCCGGTGCGTTGCCTGCCAGAACATCGGGCAGTTTTTCGAATGCGCCGATAAAAACCTCCCGGATCAACCAGTCTGCCAATTCAGGGCTGTCGTCGAGGTCGAAATGCTCCAGTCGGGGATTCGGATTAAGATTCAGGCTACCCCGGACTACGACAGCCCAGGATTCGTTCCGAACCACCATAATTTTTGCGTGCGTCCGCAGCAGGCGTATCTTGTCGGCACCGACCTGTTCGCAGAGATGCACACAGAATTTTTCATGCCGCGTAGGCCAGGAGCGATCCACGAGGATTTTCAGATTCCGGATGGTTCCATCGCGCAATTTCTCGCCGAGCCAGGTAGTCTCGGACATCCCGATGGACCAGGTGGAGATATATACATCGGCGGCACCCACGTAGTCCAGAATCCATGCCAGGAGTTCGGCGCAGGAAAACTGCCCGTTCGTGAGTCCGAAGAGGGCATCGCCCTGTTTTAGCTCGCCGTAGGGAATACGAGCGCCGGAAATTTTCCTTATCTTTCTGTGTTTTACGGGGTAAGAAAAGGCGGTGGCGCGCATGGGTTATCTCCGGGGCATGTTCCATTTGGAACGGCGGTATACCCCTATGATACGGTTTTCCCCTACACTGTCAAGCGTTTTATATCTACGTCCCACACGGCTCCGCGCTGGCAGTATTTTATGGGGACGCGAATCAGGCAGAAAAAAAACAGATACAGATGAAAAATATGAAGAAATACCTTGACAAACTCATACTAATATAGTATATTATTAGTAGTACAGAGTGAGTCAATGCCACCCCACAGAAGGAGAGAAAGATGAGTACCACCGCCCGCCACAACGACGACGCCCGCAGCCGGGGCAACTATCAGGGGATGAACTGGATCCGCCAGGAGAAGCGTCTGGCGATTTACCTGCGCGATGGTCTTGCCTGCGCGTATTGCGGCGCTGCGGTCGAAGACGGCGCAATACTCTCCCTCGACCACATCACCCCGCACAGTCACGGCGGCGGCAACGGGGCTGAGAACCTCGTGACGTGCTGCTCGCGGTGCAACAGCAGCCGGGGCAATCGCCCGGTAGCCACCTTCGCGGTCGCGGTCGCCGAGTACCTGAACCACGGCGTCACGGCGGCGGAGATCATCGACCACGTTTA